CCTCAAAATTTCTCCGGGGGTTGATATTTCTACAAGTTTTGCACTGATATTTCTCCCAAACTCACTACAAACTCACCTAAAGTACCCTACAACCTAGTAAATGTCTATGGAAACACAAGTGCTGCTGTCTCCTTTCGGCCTCCCCTGAGCCTCGTTTACGCCTGAACGAGTGAGGATCTTTCACGTTCAGCGGTATTTGTGTTTCTATAGATGTCTATTAGGCAAAGAAAGGAGCAATTTTTATGGGAAGAAGGAAGAAAGTACCAATCGAGACGGTACCGGTTCCTGAATTTTCCTCAAAACCTATGACTAGAAAGGCTAGATCCTTACAAAGGCGAGAGGATCAGCTTATTGCACTAGCCTATGACCTAGTCGAACAGCGAATCAGGAATGGTACTGCCACATCTCAGGAGACCGTAGAGTTTCTAAGACGTGGATCTACAAAGGCGAGGCTTGAAAAAGAGATCATGGAAGAACAGAAGAAGTATATGAAAGCAAAGACGGAGGCTATGGAGAGCGCAAAGAGAATCGAAGCCATGTATTCAGATGCTATGGCTGCGTTCAGCTCTTACAGATCCTCCACACCAGATGATGAAGACGTATCTGGAGCTAATTGAGATCCCCGATTTCCATGATCGATACGAGTATCTAAAGATAACCGGGCAAGTTGGCAATGCCACTTTTGGTTCAAGGCGCTATTTAAATCAGATGCTTTACAAGTATCCCGAATGGCGAAGGATACGGAACATAGTCATCGAAAGAGATAAGGGATGCGACCTTGCCCACCCGGATTTCGAAATCCACAATCAGGCCGCCTACATTCATCACATCAATCCAATCACGATCGAAGATATTCTTAATCGAGATCCCAAAGTATTAGACTTAAACAACTTAATAACCACGACATTTGACACGCATCAGGCTATCCACTACGGCTCAGAGCGCATGCTCCCCAAACTGCCGATAGAGCGGAAGCCTAACGATACATGCCCGTGGAAATAGGAGAATTATGAGTACATATTACGCTGTAGTACGAGATTCTTCCGGCGCCTATTTAGAGCACTTCTTTGGCTTTGGGCGAAAGAAAGGATCTTCGAAGAAGAATCACAAGTACCTGACGAGGGTACAGGAAGGAGATAGCTACCGTTATCTCTATACGCCGGCCGAGGTTGCCGCTTACAAAGCAAAGAGCATAGCCAATAAGACCGGCCTTGGCAAGCTTCACAAGGCAAACACAGCCCTTGTAAATCAGGCTAAATACAGAGTCAAAAGAGACGTTGCCGCTGTAAAGTATGGCGCTCCTAAAGTTATTGAAGCCGTTAAAAAGAAGAAAGGCATACCAAGCTACAAGGAGCTTGTAAACAGCCTTAAGCCAACATCTATGGCAGACATTAGAGCTGCAATTGATATTGCCGGAAAGCACTCGCAATACACAACGTCTAAACAAAGCACCAAGAAGAGTTTTAAGGATTACCATGACTCCACACCTCTTGGAAGGCTTGACAGGAAGATTTGGAACACGACGATAGGTAGACTTACTAACAAGAAAATCTAGGAGATGAGAAAAATGAACACGGACAGTATTCTGCAAACTGCTAAAAAGAACCTCCCTCCTGACTATACCCCGTTCGACGCAGAGATCATCGAGTACACGAACACCGTTCTTGGTACGCTTAACGAGCTTGGAGTCGGGGTGTACGGCTATCAGATCTCCGACGAGAACGAAGGCTCGTGGGATGAGTTCCTTGCAAACGAAACAGCACTCGGCCTGTCGATCCCTGAGGTTAAAACCTACCTGTCTAAGAAAGTTACTCTTTACTTCGATCCTCCAACCTCCGGCATCCTCATGAATGCTATGAACGAGAACATTAAGGAGCTTGAGTGGAGAATTGTTGACAAAAGGGAGATAGGAGATGTTCGTTAGGTTTAACGCAAACCCGGTAAATAAGAATACCAGCGATTGTACTGTAAGGGCTATCTCGGTCCTGATGAACCAGTCATGGGGAGACACTCATGCAGACCTTTCCATGACAAGTTACTATCTGTCGGAGATGCCCTCATCTAACACGTCATGGGGCGAGTACTTAATCTTAAACGGGTACAGGAGGCACGTAATACCAGATACCTGCCCTGCTTGTTATACGATTAAAGAGTTTTGTATGGATCACCCTAAGGGTAGATTTCTAGTCGCTACCGGGTCTCATGTAGTGGCGGTCATAGATGGCGATTACTATGACACATGGGATTCCGGATGGGAAGTTCCGATCTATTACTACGAAAGGAGATAAACGATGCCAGCTTACAATACCAATCCATACTATCAGACACAACCCGGAAACATTAACTTTGCACCAAACACTTTCCAGACGGTAATGCCTCTGCAGCAAACTCCGTCTCCTCAGCAGACCCCGGGCTCTATCATGACGATCTTTGTAAGTTCGGAGGATGAGGTTAAGAACTATCCGGTAGCAGCAGGAGTAACGGTTCTGCTTCTCTCGTTCAATCTTAAGAAGTTCTGGCTCAAGTCCACCTCTACTAACGGTGTGCCGGAGACGCTTAGAGAGTTTCCGTTCGAGGAGACTACACCAAAAACTGAGACAAGTACCGGAGTGTCGAGAGAAGAGTTTGAGAGCCTGTCTAAGAAGCTAGACAAATTACTGTCCGAGCTTGGAGGTGAGTCTAATGGGTAATCTTTTAAACATGATGCAGGTTATAGGCATGGCCAGGCAGAATCCGCAGCAGGCGGTTATGAGTCTTTTGCAGCAGGGCTACCAGAACGGATCAATCAACCCTCAGCAGTATAACCTTTTAATGAATCAGCTTCAAAATGGAGCTAACCCTGGCATGATCATACAGCAGATGCTCAATTCCGGCATGGTTAGCCAATCGCAGTACGAGTCTGCAAGACAAAGCGCCGGAGCGTTTAAGAAATAGGAGGGAGTATGAAAGTAGATTTTAGGCGGCTTACCTGGGAGAACTACCCCTCGGAAGAGACTCCCATCAATGCCGATAATCTAAATCGCCTTGAGGAGGGCGTCGCCGGTCTTTACTCAGATATGGCGGGGATTGAAGAAGGTATCGACTCATTTAAAGACGAAACTTCTGCCCAGGTTGGTGCAATGCAGACCAGACTTACCACGATGGAAGGAGACATTGATTCTTTTCAAGAGATAACTCTAGGCCAGGTCGGTTCGATGCAGACCAGGGTTACCTCAATGGAAAACGGTCTTCCTACTATGGTTAGCGAGCAAATAGATAACAAATTTGGTGATGACATAGGTGATAATGTTACCTCTTGGCTAACCGAGCATGTAACGCCTTCTGGTTCTGCTGTGGTTGTGGATGACACTTTGACGATAGCAGGCGCTGCAGCTGATGCTAAGAAGACTGGAGATGAGATAAGTTTTGTTAAGGAAGCTTTGAACGCAGTATCTAATGGCAATATTTACATATTGGACAACTTAAACCTTAATAAATTTATAAACGCCTCAACTGGAAAACTTGCCCCTTATACTGGATGGAACGCCACTGATTTTGTTTCGTGCGACGGGTTTTCAAATTTGTATATATATTCGACAGAGCTATCCAGAGGATATAATGCATTCTATACGTCAAATGACGAAAACAGTTTTGTATCAAATTTTTCCGTGGCGGTTGGAGATAACGCCATCGCTGTTCCTTCAAATGCTAAATACTTCAGGCTGTCTAACTCATCATCTGCAATAAGTAGCACAAGGGTATATGGGGTTGTCAAAACAGAAGTAGCAAACCTGAACGCACAAATGTACAAATTGTTTCCCGGAATAAGACAGACAGATAGCGTCACATGGGAGAGCGGTTACTATTCGGCCACTGGAAAACCTGCGGGGAGTGGTAGCACTACAAACATACGATCTATAACCACTGATTTTATCCAATGCGGTAAGGGGTCTACGTTCCAATTATTATCTGTTGCGAATGGAGAGAGGGCAAGGCTCGGCACATATTCTGCGCCAAATGACGATACTTTCATCGAGCGTATTACAGATACCAATACAAGTGTACACACAATACAGTATGATTGTTTCGTGCGCTTGAATCTGTTCTATACAGATGGGTCTGAGATCTCAGACCAGTCTGAAATGATAAACAATTTTATACTGCGTGCAATTCAGCTAGGATATGTCACAGGATCGATGCTAGAAACAACAAACGAAAATGTTTATGCATTGAAAAAACTTGTCCCGACATTACAGGCAGATTGGGCGAGCAAGGTGCAGGATATTCAGCAAGCACAAGGGACAAAGTTTACCTTTGCCATCCAGACGGATACTCATTACTATGATGGATATGGCGATGCCGCCGCCAATAATTTAAAACTGTTATCAAATTATGTTGGGTTTGATTTTATTGCAAATCTGGGTGATGTAATAAGGGGATACGCTGACGAAACCATAGACAGCGATACGAACATGCGACTTGCAATGACGGAAATCATGCACAGATATGTTACTGGAATTTCCTGCCCGTTACTGATTGCAATGGGAAATCATGATATGAATCCTATGTGGGCAGACGCATTCAGCGGACAAAAATTCACGAATGCGGAAATCTGGGGACGAATGTTCCGACCGTCATTCAATACTGCACCCAAAGCGGTGACAGCAACAGGAAAGATGTATTACTACATTGACTATGACGATATACGTGTTATCGTGCTGAATACACAGGACGGGAATGACCAAGGGTTCGGGATAAGCGCAGAGCAGTTGTCATGGTTTACTGATATTGCGCTTAATACTACGAAGTGGGTGCTTGTTTTGTCGCACGTACCTCTTGTAAATGGTTGGAGCGTTGGGTCTAACTATGTGTCTGATTATGCTAATATCGTCACTGCATTGCAGGATTTCAAAGCCAATTCCGGAAAAGTGATCGGATGCATGAGCGGACATACGCATACACAGGAAGATAAAACCGTTGACGGCATGTTATATGTAACTTTCCGTAATGGTGGGAATTACTCCGAAGTAGTTCAGGTCGATCTTGTGAATAAAGCAATCAATACTATCACTTGCGGTTTTAACGGTAATCGGTCATTTACATTCGCATAACTTAAAGGGCAATTTAATACACATTTAGAACCCAGACTAATGTCTGAGTTCTTTTTTAATTTAACAGAAGAGAACAGTCTAACCCGGGTGCAACTCCCGGGCTTTTCTTTTCTCGCGAGAAGCAACTAAACATATCACATCTACCCGTAACTTATACGGGAGAAAGGAGCTTTATTATGTCTTTTGTAGATAATAATGGGCTTTCGGCTGCTGACGTAGCCGCTGTAACTGGAAATGGTGGTCTTGGCTCTTTTGGTGGGGACGGAGCATGGCTTATCCTGATCCTTCTGCTGTTTGCAGCCTTCAATGGAAATGGCTGGAACGGAAACAATGGAGGTAATGGCGGTCAGTTTTACGGGTATCAGGCAGATCTGCAGAGAGGCTTCGATCAGCAGGCTGTAATGGGCGGTATCAATGGCCTCCAGGCATCCATGGCCGCGATGACGACCCAGAACTGTTCTGACGCATATAACAGCCTCCTTGCTGTACAGAATGCGCAGAATTCACTTAATCAGGGAATCAACTCACTCTCCATGGGACTTCAGAACTGTTGCTGCGATAACCGGGCAGCTGTCGCCGATCTGAAGTATACCGTAGCGACCGAGGCTTGCGCTGATCGCAATGCGGTATCCAATGGGGTTAGAGATATTATTCAGAACCAGAACCAGAATACGCAGGCTATTATCGATAAGCTCTGCCAGCAGGAGATCGATGCCCTTAAGGCTCAGAATGCGAACCTTCAGACTCAGATCAATCTTGCAAATCTTGCAGCTTCCCAGAACGGGCAGACGGCGCAGATCCTTGCTGATAACGCTGCTCAGACGGCGACTCTTCGTCAGGCTCTGAATCCGACACCGATCCCGGCATACGTGGTGCAGAATCCCAACGGATGCGGCTGCGGTAACTACAACGCTTGCGGATGCTGAGGAGGTGAGGCACATGGCTGAATATTCAGCAAATGCCGTCCAGACGGTTAATCCTGGCGAGACCATTGTCTTTACCGATACTCCGGCCCCCTGCCTTTGCGGATGCGTAAGGCACAGAGAGGGTACCGGGGTTTTTCTTCTTTCCGGAAACACCAGGCGCCTTAACAGACGGAGCGTAAACTACCTTGTCGATTTTGGCGCGAACATTGCTATTCCCGAAGGCGAAACCGTTCAGCCTATCACGGCAGCGATCACACTCGACGGAAACAGCGTTCCGGCAACTGAGATGGAAGTTACTCCCGCGGCTGTAGAGGAGTACTTTAACGTATCTCGGGCTGCCAATGTTCAGATCTGGTGCGGGTGCTGTGAGAGCGTTAGCATTCGAAATACCAGTCCGATTCCGATTCTGGTGAAGAAAGCCAACGTCCTTATCACGCCGCCGAAGATGTAAGGAAAGGAGGAGAAATCAAAATGGATAAACTTGCCTATAAGACAAAGGAGATTCTCGATGAATGCATCGAGGATATGAACAAGAAGAAAGATCTCACCTCCGCCGACCTTGAGATGCTTTGCAAGGCGTATAAGCTTCGCAGAGAGCTTATGTACGACGATATGGATATGGGTGAGTCTGGCGAATGGGATAATTCGTCCTCCATGTACTCGAGGCGCAACGTAATGCCCAGAGTTTACATGGATGGTATGAATACCAATACGAATGCTTACGCGCCGATGAGATCACCAGTTACGGGTAGATATGTCTCGCGAGATGGAGGCATGAGCGGACATTCTCTTAAAGATCGCATGATTGCGAAGCTTGAGGGGATGTACGACGAAGCCCAGACCGAGTACGAGAGGGAGGAGCTTCGTAAGGAGATCCGCCGGATCGAATCCGAGAAGTAAGTAAAAGGAGGGAAGAGAAGTGAAGATCGATGTGGTAATTGTTACGGCACTGATCTCCGCTTTCTCTTCCTCTGGAGTTATGAGTTTAGTCATATACCTGCTTCAGAGAAGAGATAGACGGAGAGAAAAAGAAGAGGCTAAAGAATCGGCACAGTCGAAGATGCTGGTTGCCCTCGGCCATGACAAGATTATTTATCTTAGTGACAAGTACGTGCGAAGAGGATGTATCACGGTCAAAGAAAAAGGAAATTTGGAGATGCTTGCCCAGCCGTACTTTGAAGCGGGTGGGAACGGAGATGGAAAGATCGGTTATGAGGCCTGCCAGAAACTTAAGATCGTTTCTGAGGACGAGGCTGAGAAGATCGATATAGAGACGAGAAGAAAGGAGTTTATGTATGAAGATGAGTAATAAGACGTATGACTATCTTAAGTGGATTGCACAGATTCTGCTTCCTGCCGCAGGAACGCTTTACTTTGCGCTGTCAAAGATCTGGGGGTTTCCGTACGCAACAGAGGTTGTAGGGACGATCGCTGCAGTAGATACGTTCCTTGGGGCGCTCCTTGGGATCAGTTCGAATGCGTATAACAAAACACTGGAGGACCAGACAGGGGGTGAGTAAAACCCATGTATGAATACTTTGAAGAAATGGAAAACGGCTCGTTTTTAGAGCATCACGGAATCTTAGGCCAGAAATGGGGAATTAGAAGATTTCAGAACTATGACGGGACGCTGAAGACCGCGGGCAAAAAGAGACGATCGGAAGACCGAGTTAAAAAGAGCGCAGAGAGAAAAGCTGCTAAGGCCGAAAAGAAAGAGGCAAAGGCTCAGGCTAAAGCCGAGAAGAAAGAGGCTAAAGCAGAAGAAGCTAGAAAGAACCTTAGAGCTGATATTGATAAAGCCATCGCTAACGTTGACTTTAAGAAAATCTCAGAGCTCAAAGGCCAGATGACCGACGACGATCTTTTGAAATTATCCAAAAGGGCGCAGGCTCTTGGTAAAACTGCCGAGAACCTTGATAAGTATAAGAAGGGTCTTCCGCCTTCAACTTTTGATAAAGCCATTAAAGGACTTGGCGCCGTGAAGACTGGCGCGGACGCTGTTGTGAATGCTCATAAGGCGTTTACGAGTCTTAGGGAAGAATTTGGACTTGATACTAAGTCTATTCTTAATAGCGTTGACGATAGTGACAGCAATGGCGGATCTAAGAACAATGAGCCAGATATTTTCGATCGGATTAAAGAAACGACCGGAAAGATTGCTAAGGATGCGGCTTCGAAAGCTAATGAGAAGTACCAGGAGCATAAGTTTCAGAAGGATCTCAAGGAAGCTAGAGATAGAAAGAAAGACGCTGATACTCTTGACTGGCTTGAAAATCTTAACGGCGGCAAGAAAGAGAACTCTCAGCCAAAGGCAAACTTTGATTCTGGATTTAAGCTTAAGGACGGAGACTGGAGTGTGTTTAAGAATGATTCTTCTACTCCAAAATCTGCACCTGTGTCTAACCCAGCGCCTATCAAGCCGAAAGCAAACTTTGATTCTGGGTTCAAGCTTGGGGATGGAGATTACAGTATATTTTCTTCTTCCGCCGCTAGAAACACTAAAGTTTCAGACATTCCGAAACCATCACGGGATACACAGAGAACTATCGATCGTCTTATTAAGAAGGGCTCTGGAGTTGGCGACGTTTCGATTTCGCAAGTTAATGACGAATTACTTAGAAGAAACAATAGCCGTCTTGGACTGTAAATAAGTAAAGGAGTTGATTAAATGCTTTCAAACACCGCAACTCCTAAGTACTATGGACAGTTTAGGGAGAAAGTGCTTCGCGGCGAAATACCAATTAACCGTGAGATCTCCATGGAAATGAACAGGATCGACGACCTTATCAGAAACCCGGGAGTTTACTACGACGACCAGGCGGTAGAAGGGTGGATCAGGTTCTGTGAAAACGAGCTCACGCTTACCGATGGCTCTGACCTTCATTTGCTGGATTCGTTCAAGTTATGGGGAGAGGAGCTTTACGGTTGGTATTACTACGAAGAAATCAGTGCTTTTGAGCCGTATCAGAATAAGTCAGGCGGTAGATACGTAACGAGGAAGCACAAAAAGAGGCTGACCAAAAAGCAGTATATAATAACGGCCAGAGGATCAGCCAAATCAATGTACGTTGCCTGTATTCAGGCATACGAATTAACTGTAAACCCTGCAACAACACATCAGGTAACCACGGCTCCTACAATGCCGCAGGCGGAAGAGGTCATGAGCCCTATTCGAACTGCGATTGTAAGGTCAAGGGGTCCTTTCTTTAAGTTTCTAACTGAAGGTTCCCTTCAGAACACAACAGGCCTTAAGGCAAACAGAGTAAAGCTTGCCTCAACAAAGAAGGGAATTCAGAACTTCTTAACAGGGTCGCTCCTTGAGGTAAGGCCCATGTCGATTGATAAGCTTCAGGGCCTTAATTCCCCGATAAACTCGGTCGACGAATGGTTGTCTGGTGATATCAGAGAGGACGTTATCGGTACTTTGGAGCAGGGCGCAAGTAAAAACGAAACATACACAATCCTTGCAATCTCATCTGAAGGAACGGTTCGAAACTCGGTTGGCGATACGATCAAAATGGAGCTTATGTCCATCCTTAGAGGCGACTATATCGCTCCGCACGTCTCAATCTTCTACTACAGGCTTGACGACATTAAGGAAGTAGAAGACCCGTCAATGTGGCTTAAGGCTAATCCCAACCTTGGAAAGACGGTAAGCTATGAGACTTACCAGCTTGATAAGGAGAGGGCTGAGAAAGCGCCGGCGTCTCGAAATGATATTTTGGCCAAAAGGTTTGGCATTCCTATGGAAGGCTACACTTACTTTTTTACCTACGAGGAAACTAAGCCTCATAGGAAAAGAGAGTTCTGGCAGCTTCCCTGTGCTATGGGGTGCGACTTGTCAAGAGGCGATGACTTCTGTGCTTTTACATTCCTCTTCCCACTTGGGGGCGACAGGTTTGGCGTAAAGGCAAGAAGCTACATAACGGAAAGGACTTTGTACAAGCTTCCGATGGCTATGAGGATGAAGTACGAGAAGTTCTTAAGTGAAGGATCGCTCATCGTCATGCCAGGCACTGCTCTTGATATGACTATGGTTTATGAGAATCTGCAGGACTTCATCAACGGAAGAGTCGCTTACGATGTTCGGGCAGTTGGGTACGACCCTTACAACGCGAGAGAGTTTATCGAAAGATGGACGAGCGAGAACGGCTCTTTTGGCGTTGAGAAAGTAATACAGGGAGCCAGAACCGAGTCTGTGCCTCTTGGCGAGCTTAAGCATCTTGCAGAGGATAGGAAGCTTCTCTTTGACGAGGAGATCATGTCCTTTACGATGGGTAACTGCATAACCATCGAGGACACTAACGGAAACAGGAAGCTTTTAAAGGATCGCTATGAGCAGAAGATTGATAACGTCTCCGCACTGATGGATGCATGGGTTGTTTACAAACTATACAAAGATTCATTTGAGTGAGGTTAAAGATGAGCGAATACTACGCCGTAGTCAGAGAAGGGCAGGATGACCATCTTGAACACCTCTTTGGCTTTGGAAAGAAAGGTTCTCAGAAAAAGAACCACAAATACTTTACCAGAGTGCAGGTAGGAAGCAAGTACCGTTACTTTTATAATCCTGCCGAATACGCTGCGTATCAGGCCGGGAAGGCTGCTGGAGGAGTTGCAAGCGGCGCAAAGAGTGCTGTAAAAGACGTCGACGATAAGGTTGGCGTAAGCGCTCTTATAAATAAAAAGAAAACCGGCAAAGCTATGAAAGATGCTTTCTACAATCAGGGAAAGAATCTATCGCTTGCTGTTGCTATGATCAAGACTGACCCAAACTTTAAGCCTGGTGGAAATTTAGAGAAGAAGCTTGCAAAGACTTTGGTAAAAGATAAAGCCCTTACTCAGAAAACCTATGGCGAGTACGAGAAGGCGAAGAACAAATACGATAAAACACTTCTTGGAAAGATTTCTAACAGCGGTGTTGGAAAGGCTGCTGGGGCTGCCACGTATCAGGTTAAGCGCGCCGCTAAGGGTGTATCTGAGAAAGCAAAGAAGGGCTACCACGATCTTGGCTGGGATGTTAAGGATTATAAGAAAGTGGATAAGAACGAAGACGGTACGCTAACTAAGACAACGGCAAAGCTGTATAGAAAAAGGAACAGATTGGCGAAACTGTTGGGGCTCCCCTCTCTATCTTCCTGGCGCGTTGATACGAACTCAATAAAAGTGTCAGAAGGTAAGAAAACAGGAGATGGCACCGCCCAATGGTCCGATCGTCCTCATCAAAGAAAGCCGAAAGTGGCCAAAGGTACAGCAACCATTAAAAAGGGGAAGAAGGTGAAATCAAAATGAGCGAATACTACGCGGTAGTCAGAGAGGGAGATTCCCTGCAGCATCATGGCGTTCTTGGGATGCGCTGGGGCATTCGTCATGATAGACGAGTTAGAGCCGCCAAGGCCATGTATAAGACTAATCGTAAGGCAATTAAGAGAGATAAGTCTCTTTCCAAGGATCAGAAGCGAAAAAAGATCGCCGCCTCCAGAGAGCAGTGGATGAAGGAGAGAGTTGCATCTGCAAATCGACTCTATTCGAAGCAGGATAAAGCTACTAATGAGCGTATTGCCAGGATGAGCTCCAGAAAAACTTTTGCTCAGGCATCGCTCCTTGGCTCGTATGGAGCTCTTAAATATAACCAATCCAGAGCAAATGGTTCCGCGCGATTGAGATCCGCTGCTCGTGCTGCAAGTGCTAATAGGAGAAATAATAAGAGCCTTGGTAACGTGGCAAGACAGGAATATTATGAGAACTATGATGCCAGAAAGGTTAAGAAGCCTTGGAAGAAACCTAAGAAGTAACCATTAAGGAGGTAAGGCTATGGGAAGACTTACTTGGGACGCCCTCGGAGAAAGAAAGTACGAGATAGGCGTCGACCATGGCGTCTTTTATCCTTTTGAGGGTGGCATTTATACCGGCGGGATTGCGTGGAACGGCCTTACCGGAGTTGAGGATAATAACGGCGGAAGAGATGCAAGCCCTTTTTATTCTGGCGGGGTTAAGGTTGGCTCTGAGTACACTTCTGAGGAATACTCCGGATCTATAAAATGCTATACATTTCCTGACGAGTTCGAGGAGTACCTTGGCGAGAGGGAGCTCATTGCCGGTATCTTTGCGAGACAGCAGAATCGAGATCAGTTCGGCTTTTGCTATAGAAGCAAGGTTGGGAATGATACAGAAGGAACTGAGCATGGCTACAGAATTCATATGATTTACAACATGAGAGTTACTGACTTTTCGAGAGCTTACTCAACTGTTAACGAATCTATGGATATTCAGGAGACCACTATCTCGTTTGAAACATTCCCTCAGGAGGTTGGCGACGAAGAGTTCGATCCGGTAAGCGAAATCGTGGTTGATTCCACGTCTCTCGATCCCGATGTTCTAAATACTCTGGAAGAGATAATCTACGGAACCGACGATACTGATCCGAGGCTCCCGTTTCCTGATGAGATAATTGAGCTTACCACGCCAAAACAGGAGATGCCGGATAGCTGGAAGCTGTTTCCAAACACGCTAGTCTATCCCGATGCTAGCGTGCTGCCATATGATCGCCCAATAGGAGTGCTAATCTTTAACACCACAATAGGGGCGCAGACGCTGCGCTCTGGAGGGGGTGGGATCGAGACAAACACTCGATCTGGCGCTTATTTTCCGACAGATTCAACCATAATAGGAATTAGTTATAGCGGAATTCCTGAGGAATACGAGGAGTCGTTATCTGTAAGCGTGTCGTTTAGCAATGAGAATCGAACAAGAGTGTTTAAGTATAACAATACATCTAGTGTCGATCTTGTTATAACAGAAGCGTTTGTAGTAACTACGACTGTAAGTTACTTTGAGAAGGAAGGAGGCTGATCATGCCAATAAGATACACAAGGGTTGGCTGGCAGGACGCTCCGTCAACGGAGACCCCGATCGACGCCGCTAACCTAAACCATATGGACAACGGGATCCTTGCCATATCGCAGGAACTCGATGCGGAACTAGACAGTATAAGAGACGAATTCGATGCTTTGGAGCAGGATACTTCGTCCCAGATCGATTCTTTCAAAGAAGAGACATCAAGCCAGATTAGTAAGTTTTCGTCCGACATTACCACTATGCAAAACGGTCTGCCCGGCATGATCTCAGATAAAATGGATGCCAAATATGGGCAGGAGATAGGTGATAATGTAACGTCCTGGCTTACAGAGCATGTCAATCCTGCAGGATCTGCCGTTGCAGTAGACGATACTTTAACTATTCAAGGCGCTGCAGCTGATGCCAAGAAGACCGGAGATGAGATTTCTGGTTTAAAGGAAGATTTAAGTGAGCTGGAGAATGTAAGCGACGTTAATTTGTTAAATGGTGTTACATGGGAAGTTGGAACCATTCAGCTGGCAGATGGCTCTAATGGACCAAGTACGACAAGAATAAGAACGGTCGGATTTATAGATTTACAAACGATAAACACTCTGAAGTTTACCATTGACTCGGGATATAAATTTGTTGTTGATTGGTATAATTCTGATAAGACAAAAAATGGAGCATCACCGTTTGGTGTTTGGCAAAGAAGCAATCTTACCATCAATGTTCCTGAAGGTGTAGCTTATATGCGTTTACTTGTTGCAGATACTTCAGATGGAACAGCAAGGACAGATTATGCGCAATATTTAACGGTGGAAGGTACAAACAATTTTATTGATGCTGTCAATAAAATTAACGGCATGGAAGATGAAATAGTAAATGAATATATTTCCCCCTTAGATGCAAGGATTAAAAATTTAACAGATTATAATCCACCATTTAAATATATGGATATTGATTTAGAAATGGGTGGATATAATACAGATGGTACGGAGCAAACAGATACAAGTGGAATTCGATGGAGAACACCAGATTATATATACATTTCCGATATGGCTGATACGGTAATAGTTGTGCCAACAGGATTTAATATGTATGTGTGTTTATACGCCGAAGGAAACACATTTAAATCTCGAGGTACATGGGGCAGTGGTTCAACGCATAATGTTGCGAAAAATTACTCAATTAGATGGACGATAACAAAAGCCACATGGGTTGCAATGACCGAAGAAGAAGCGAATTGTGTACTTGTAAAAGAGAAAATCCCATGGTATGAATATCTCTCTAATGGTGCAAATCCACTGAGCTTATATCCCGATTATTATGATGCACAAATTAAAGCTGTTGCATCAAATTTTATTGAGGATATGCTCTCAGTTGGTGCAAATGGTGATGGGTTTGCTTTTTTAACAGATGTTCATTGGAATGGAAACTATAAGCACTCCCCGAGTTTGCTTTATTACTTGAAAGAAAATACCGATTTGGATTTGATTCTTTGTGGTGGTGATTTAATAGATAGGTCAACATCTAACAAAGCAAGTCAAATAACAGATATGCAGAATTGTATAAAGGCATTCAAAGAAATTGGTATTCCATTTGTTACTTCAATCGGAAATCACGAAAGAAACAGCGCAGGTGTTACGGATTCGACATTATATCTGTCTGAGAATGAGGTATTCTCAATCACGCAGAATCCAGTAAATTGGATGCAGTTGTATTATTCAGATTTAGATCGAATATGCTTTTACTTGGACAGAAGCGCAACAAAAACACGATACATTTTTATTGATAGTGGACAAAACAACATTGCAGATTATGACATAACGGCAGACGAAATCACATGGCTGACAAATGTGATAAACAGCGTGAATCAGGGTTGGCATATCATAATTGTTGTCCATCAGCTTGGCGAATATCAGTATTTAAATAACCCTGTTGACGAAAACAATCCTTTTATTTATACAGCAGGAGCACAGAATATGCTTGATGTTCTTGATGGTTTGTTAGAGAATCATAATATCGAAGCTATATTCACAGGACATACCCATGTTGACAACAATGCTACAACGGCAGGTGGGATTCCTATTGTTTGGACAAGTTCCGATGCAAAATGGCAATATCACGGAATGACACAACCATCAGATGGGACAGTTGATGCACAGTGCTTTGATGTTGTAACGATGGATTATGCCAATAAAAAAATATATTTACGCAGAGTTGGTAGGGGTTCTGACAGGATTATTAGTTACTAACGTAAAGGGCAATATAATGGTGTATTGATGCGCTATATAATGTATTGATGCGCTATATTATTGTCGTGCTGTGGGTGACAGACCGACTTGATACGCACTGCGTTGAAAAGTGGGGATACTAAGGCACAGCGAAATTACTTAGAAATGAAATACTACAGACCTGTGA